AACCACAGGTCGCCATCAATTTCTACTCGCACCATATCAGTCATCTTCAGCCTCGCTTTCGTTGTCTGTTGCAAATTCTCGCCATATATCGTTTGGGTCACGAAAATACCACTTGTCCTTGTTGTGCCATGTTTCGCATCTGTCTAGCATGTGTTCCCGCACTTCCCACTCAGGAAAGTCACCAAGATAGGCCTGCTGTACCATAGTCGTTATGGCCTCGACCATCTTGTCATCTATTAGCTGGTCGTAGTCATCGCCATAATACACATCCATACCACGCTGGCAGAACCTGTCATGGTCGGTCACGGCATACATGGCATAGGATACCAGCCCAGACTTGTGACGGTGGTTTCGTTCCAATGCTTCGCTCTGGTTCTTATACATGTTCCTGCTCCCAAATAAATTCTTCAGTATGTATGTAAACATAATTCTTAGCATAGCACAATGCCTCTAGTACGTCAATGGCATCAAGCTTACGGATAACATCATCATCATAGTCTGCGCCTACCCAATTCGTAGCCCATGCATTGCAGGGTACGAAGTGTCCATCGCAGAACAATGCCACTTCTACCAGACCAGTGTCATCCATCTCTTGCGAGACTGAAAACTGGTAATGTTCATCTATTTGCATTCTGACATTCATATCTCATTGTCCTCTTTATGTTTGGGCTTCCTGTTATAGCTACCCCTGCCCTTGGGTGGTTTGACTACCTGCTTTGCGTAGTGCTTGCTTTGTAGTAGTCTAGCAAATGGATTTGGTTTTTTCCGCTTCATAGTGTAGGGATAGTAGCAAGCCTAGTGCGTGATGTCTAATCACGAATTGTTACAGTCTGTAACATTTTGTGATGTTGTGCCTGCATTTTGTGTCTAGTGCCTGCATTAAATATGTGATATAATCCCTTCAACTATTGTGACGGGGTGCAATAGTTATACCCAAATTATATTTGATTATATATTTGTTTATAACTATACCCCATCAGGGCAATGCCTGTTACCATCATTAGTGTGCCGATAAATATGGCAATCGGGTATGCCGACATACTATAGACTATCATCCATCCAGTGATTGCCATAAGTTTACAACACATAATTACTGTGAATAGAATTAGATTATACATTTTATTTTCCCCTATTAAATGTTGTGTATACGTTTCCAGCATACCCATGTAATAGCCTGCATCTCAAAAGCTTTTAATGCCCGACCATTAAATCGTACTTTCTTGCCTGCTTCGACATAGGCTTTTTGTATCTCAATATATTCTTTTTTGCCAATGTTTGTCTTGTCGCTGGTCAATCCTGCACGCTGATTATAGTAAATATTTCTTGCATGCCCATCTACCGTGCAAGTGTCATCACCCATAATGTTGCGATAAAATGACACAATTTTTTGCCCATTAAGAATCTCAATTACGCCATTATGGTCGGGCATTGCATCCAGAATAGACCATGCCTTGCGTTTCATGGCGTTATATGTAGATACCTTTATGCTTTCAATATGTTCGCCATTTAAGTATGCTTCAATCAAATCTCTTGTGTTGTCTATGTTTCTTTCCCACTTATTATTAGGTGACAATGCGGCACATACGCCGACAACAATGTGCAATGGCGTGTCTGTATCCTCTGAAATACGCATGCATGTTGCCAGTGCCGTTGCATACCAGACAACACCATGTTTCTTTTCCTCTGGGGTTGCCATGCGGTAAATGTTTACAATGTTTTCAATAGTCATAAAAAATTCCTCTTCTCAAAACTTTCATGGATTAGAGCATATTTATTCATACTTGTCTATAATTATTTTCATATATCTTGTTAATATCTTATGAAATTATTCTGCCTAATTATTATGCATCTGCCTATAATTTAATCAGTGTAACCCATTGATATTATTGCCTTTTATCTGCCTAGTTATTGTGCAATTCATGGTTATTATTTAGGCACATTAAACACTCATTGCCTAAGAATTGTGCAGTTTGTCATAATGCGTGCATGTTTTGTTCACCTTTTGTTCACGATTTGTTCTATGTACTTGTTTTGTTCACGATTTGTTCACCTTTTGTTCTACTTGCCGACCCTAGTGAGCGCATGCATAATATAGAATAAAAAAAATAAAAAAAATTTTTGAAAAAAAAATGTGGACTAGCCGTGTTGTCGGACGGTTGGCCTTTTTGTTTCAGTTAACCCATCCACCGAGATTAACCTACACTCTTTTCTTATTTATACACGGTGTTGTCGAGTCGTTCCGTGTAGTGACCTAAGACAAGGCCAATTCGATTAAACTAAAGATAATTAGAAAACACCATGAGTATATTATTATTTCAGCAATTTTCTCAATCAATAGCATGCGCCCTCGCTTCAAATCGTGCAGGGTCAAACAGGTTGTTAAATTCTGATAGTACCTCGCACCATGATGCAACGGACTCTTGAAACGCCACATCATCGGCAAACAAGCCTGCATGATTATCGTGACGTAATTTGTCGGCGATAGCCTCGAAATGTTTTTTAGTCATATGAAAAGAGTGACGGGGTTATTAGCCCCGCCACTTCCCTAGATTAGAGTGCTGAAAGATTCCAGAACGGACGCTCTGTCTTCTTGCGCTCTAGGTAAACACTTCGCTTGCCTAGATGCAAACCCCTAGTCGTTTCACCCTTAGTGAGTCCAAAACGACTTGTCGCTTTTCGTACTCGATAGAGTCCAGAACGATTTCCGACATTGAATCGGAATCCATCGGTTCCATCATTGAGGCTTGCGCCTTTTTGAAAAAACGGGGTAGGCACTACTTTTGAAAATGAAGTCATTGCTTCATCCTTTCATTTTGCCGCCATTAAAAAACCCGTGCGGTATCGGCGGCGGCGGCCAAGGTTGCACGGGATTCACAATGTCAAACAACACGGGGGGTGTCCCTCTTATTGTTTTTAGAATAGCAATCTATTGTTACAGTTTTGTGACAATTACATTACAGTTTTGTGAAATGTTTGTTCACGGTTTGTTCCACCCTGCAAACCAGAATCATTCCAAAAAAGGATTCTTGCCTGCTTTAGAATGTTTCTAAGAATCGTTCGCAACCGACCCGCCCACAAAAAATTTTTGTCTGTATATATATATATATTACCCCTGCCATATACTGACCAAATTTAAGAACCTTTTCATAGACAGGGGGTGGGGTACTATTTCTAAAAATAAAACTACAAAAACACTGTTCTATTACTAGAAAAAAATAAGAGAGTATATCATATAAAAAAACCACCACGGACGGGGGCATCCGAAGTGGTATGTATTTGTCTTGTATAGCTAGAGTTAATGATATATAATTACATGTACAGCGGGGGCAGGACAATAACTAGGGTATAACTATTGCAACCCTTTACTTTAAAGTAAAATTAGTATAGCACATTTTTTATACTTTTACAATATCAATTCACAGGAAAAAGTAAATTGAGTAATCACGAATTGTTACAAGATGAAACAAAGTCTATCCCTGACTTTAAAAATTATGTAGACTTTAAATTTAATATGGAGCGATATATTAAGGCAAAGTCTAAGACAGACTTCCTTACATTTGTTCGCAAGACAGCCCCCACTCTGGTTACAGACTTTAAGATGGGTAGGCACATTGAGCTATTGTGTGACAGACTACAGAAGGTAGCCGATGGTGAAATAAAAAGACTGATGGTCTTTCTACCACCCCGTAGTAGTAAAAGTCTTATTACTAGTAAGATATTTCCTGCGTGGTATATAGGCCGTGAGCCTAACCACGAGATTATGTCTGTGTCCCACAGCGACCAACTGGCTAGTGACTTTGGACGTAGCGTTAGGGACATTGTAAACACAGAAGAGTTTCAGCGTACATTCAAGGGTGTGTCTCTGCGGTCAGACGTTAAGGCAGCAGGTAAGTGGAAGACAAACCACAATGGCTCCTACTATGCAGCAGGTGTGCGGTCACAGATTGCAGGTCGTGGCGCACACCTAGCCTTACTGGATGATGTTATGTCTGAAGAAGACAGCTTCAGTGAGGCAGGCCGTAGGTATATCAAGGAGTGGTGGCCTTCTGGTTTGCGTACCCGTCTAATGCCTAATGGTTCTATTATTATTATTAATACAAGATATCACTTTGATGACTTATGCGGCTGGCTGCTAAAGCAAGAGTCAGAGTTTACCACAGAGCCGTGGGAAGTAATTAGTATTCCTGCATGGCTAGACGAGACTGCAGCAGATTTGCTGGGTTTGCCAGAAGGCACGTCATACTTTCCAGAATGGAAGCCAGATGATGTATTGAAGCTAGACGAGCAAGAGATACGAGCAAGCAATGGGAGTAGATACTGGGATGCGCTATATATGCAAAACCCCTCGCCAGACGAAGGCGGTATTATCAAAAAAAACTGGTTTCAGTGGTGGGAGTATGAAGAGCCACCGCACTGCGAGTTTATTATCCAGACCTACGACACAGCATTCTCTACTAAGAAAACGGCAGACTATAGTGTCATACAAACGTGGGGCATCTTTCATCAAGTCGAGCAAGATGAATATGGTGGAGAATATGTCGTTCCCAACCTCATCCTTCTCGGAAATGTTAAAGAACGGTTCGAGTATCCTGACCTTCGCCGCACGGCACAACATCTATACCAAAAACACAGACCAGATGTGTGTATCATTGAGAAGAAGGCTTCTGGTCAATCGCTGCTTCAGGACATGCGCCTCGCTGGACTACCTGTTTTGGACTACCTTCCTGATAGGGACAAAGTTTCACGTGTCTATGCCGCTACGCCTCTTATGGAGTCGGGTCGTGTCTACATCCCGAAAGGCAAGGAGTGGGCAAAGGATTTATTCGATGAATGCCTAGCCTTTCCCAATGGCGCACATGATGACCAAGTAGACGCAATGACTATGGCTATCCACTATATGAGGGACAGTTGGCATGTGTCACACAATGAAGACCCTGACTGGGAAGATGATTATAATCCTAGAAGACAAAAGAGGGTTGGATACTGGAGAACTTAGTGGTATAATATTGCCTATGGCTCCACGTATACCTAGAAAAAAGGGACAACCCGCACGAAGCAAAAAGCATTCTGATTTATATACGGATGAAAACCCCAAGGGTACAATACGTGGATTAAAGTTTGCCACTACAAAAGATGCAGAAGCAAGCGTCAGAAAGATTAAGGCCAGTGGTAGAACTCATGCCCACAAGATACAAGCAGCAATTGCTATGGAGCAGAGAGCAAAGGTAGCAGGTAAAACTGGTGCCAGTTCTGTGTATAGAAAATACATTGAACAAATGAAACGCAAAACAAAAGCTAGGAAAAAAGCATAATGGCTACAGAACGTAATCCTTACGAGCAAATTCCACAAGACAATATTGTTGAACTTAATATTGAAAAAGAAATGACGGGAGAAGCCAACATTGAGGTAGACCCTGACACAGGAGATATTGTTGTAGACCTTGAACCTATTTCAGAAGAACTAGAAATTGAAATAGATTTGAATACAGGCTTTTATGAAAATCTAGCAGAAAAGATTGATGATGACCGCCTAGAAGAAATAGGCAATATGGTCATTGATAAGTTTGAAGCAGACAAGGATTCTCGTGCAGAATGGGAGTCAATGTTTGAACGTGGCTTTGACCTACTTGGTCTGAAGCTAGAAGACACAACTGAACCTTTTGAGGGTGCAGCTACAGCAGTGCATCCCCTGTTGATTGAGTCAGCAGTTAAGTTTCAGTCAAAAGCCTCACAAGAATTATTTCCACCTAAAGGGCCAATAAAAACACAAGTTGTTGGACAAGAAACAATTGAAAGAATAAAACAAGCGAATCGTGTTCAAAACTTTATGAACTATCAGTTGACAGAGCAGATGCCTGAATACTTTGATGAGTTTGAGCGCATGTTGTTTCATCTACCTCTGATTGGCTCTGCAATTAAGAAGATTTATTATGATGCCAGTTTGGGTCGCCCTGTTAGTGAGTTTGTTCCTATTGACCAGTTCTATGTTTCTTACTATGCAACTGACCTTATGAGAGCAGACAGATATACACATGTAGTATATCGCAGTCCAGTAGAACTTGCCCGTCAGATTAATGCAGGCATGTATGCAGATATTGAGTTGCCAGAGGCAGGTGTTCCAAACTTGTCAGGCATGGCAGAAAAGATGGACACAGTTCTTGGGCTGTCTCCTGCCAGTGATAATGATGAACAATATGTTCTACTCGAACAACATTGTTATCTGGATATGCCAGAAGACAAGATGCATGATGGCAATGTTGCCTGTCCCTACATTGTAACAGTTGAAGAACAGTCAGGCAAAGTTTTGTCGATTAGAAGAAACTGGAATGAAGGAGATGAAAAGTATATCAAAAAACTACACTTCACCCATTATCGTTATGTTCCTGGTTTTGGCTTTTATGGGTTGGGGCTTATTCACTTTCTTGGCAATCTTACTATGTCTGCCACTGCTGCTATGCGTAGTTTGCTGGATGCTGGTCAGTTCGCCAATCTCCCTGGTGGCTTTAAGGCTAAAGGAGTACGTATGGTCGGAGATAACGACCCTATTGCACCAGGTGAGTTTAAAGAAGTAGAGGCTACTGGAGTAGACCTAAGTAAAGCAATTATACCTCTTCCATTTAAGGAACCGTCACAAACTCTGTTTAATATGTTGTCCTTTGTGACAGGTGCTGGTCAAAAGTTTGCTGACAGCACAGAACAAGTTATTGCAGATAGTGGTGGCTATGGTCCAGTTGGGACAACTATGGCATTGCTTGAGGCATCTAGTAAATTTTTCTCTGCTATACATAAACGGCTTCATAAGGCACAGCGTGATGAATTTAAAATTCTTAAAAGAATTGATTCAGAATACTTACCAAATGAATATCCCTATGATTTACCAGGAATAGAAGAAAAGATTTTCAAGGCAGACTTTAATAAGTGTGTAGATGTTATTCCTGTTTCTGACCCTAATATTCCATCAAATGCTCAACGTATGATGCTTATTCAGATGGTACAGCAGATTGCTGCACAGTCACCGCCTGATATGTTTGACATGGAACAAATTAATCGTATGCTCTTAACTGCTGCTAATGTTCCTGATGTAGACAAACTTATGCCTCGTAAAGAAGAAGCAATGCCTCAAGACCCAATGTCTGATATTATTAACGTATCTAAAGGCAAACCTATTAAAGCATTTACAGGCCAAAACCACCAAGCTCATGTTCAATTTAAAACTGCATACTTGCAAGACCCAACAACGGCTCAAAATCCTGCGGCTCCAAAGATTGCTGCAGCCCTGCAGTCTAATATTTCAGAACATATGTTAATGGCGTATGAAGAACAGCTTAATGGTTTGGTTCAACAGGGACAACAAATAGTTGCTCAAAACCCAGAAATGGCTATGCAGGTTCAGCAACAGCTTGCACAAACACCAGACCCAGAAGCAATGGTACAGGCACAGGCAGCACAACAGTTGCAGCAAATGCATGCACAAATTATGCAGGGTGGAGCAGGAACACCTGAACAACAAATGGTTCAACTTGAATCTCAACGACTACAGGTTGAACAACAAAAAAATCAAACTCTTGCGGCTAAAGAGCAAGTTAATGCTGCTCTTAAAAATCGTGACCTTGACCTTAAGGAACAAAAAATTGTTCTTGATGCACAAAAAGCAGGAGTATCAGAACAAATTAAAGTTATGCAAAAAGAAGAAGACAGAAGTAATAAACGAGCCATTGAAGCTATGAAATTACTTGGAGACCTTCTTAAAGCACAAGATGCCAATGAGCTTGAGGAATCTAAGGCAACTGCAAATTTGCTAATGGATTTAATTAAGCAGGGTGGTATTGATTAATGTTATATGAAGATATTGCAAAAGAATTACAAAAAGAAATAGAAAATATTAAAAATTCACTTGCATATGGTGGAAGTTCAGATTATCATAGTTACAGAGAAAGCGTAGGTAGGATTGCAGGAATCGAATCTAGTTTAAATATACTAAAAGATTATATTAGTAAATACGTAGAAGAGGATTAATATGCAAGCAGTATCAGGTGCTTTTAAGAATGATGAGTTTATTACTGACGCCGAAGTTCCAGACCCAGAGGTACTCCCAGACGTACCAGGATATCATGTCCTTGTTAGACCAGTATCGGTTAAGGGTAAAACTAAGGGTGGTATACTATTACCAGATTCCACCAAACAGGACATGGCTTATCTTACAACAGTTGGTCGGGTTTTAAAAGTTGGAAACTTAGCCTATGGTGATGAAAAATTTAAACAACGTCCTTGGTGTAAAGAAGGCGACTATGTTTGTTATGGTAAGCATAGTGGCAATAGATTTATATACAAGGGTGTACAACTACTTTTAATCTTTGATGATGAAATTAAAATGATTGTTGAAGATGCTAAAGATTTAGACCCTACATTTAATTTATCCAATTAATTTGTATAAGTAAAAACTATATTGTATAATATACAGTGTAAAGCGTAATCCGTCTATTTCGCTATGGACGTAAAACAGGAGAATAGAATGTCAGATGAGTGGACGACAGTTGAGCCTAATAAGGCTGAACCCGAAGAAAAAATTGAAATTGAAATTGAAGGACAAGAAGAAGAACAACAATCCCTGCCTCTTGAGGTCGAAAAGGAAGAACCTGTTGAAGAACAGGTAAAAGAAAAACAAGAAGAAAAAGTACAAACAGATGAAGAAAAAGCTCTTGAAGGTGTAGAAACTTCAGGCGCACAAAAAAGGATTCGTCAGCTAGTTTCTCAAAAGAAGGAACGTGAAGCTGAAATTGAAAAACTTCTGGAGCAAAACAAGCAAATGCAAGTTGCGCTTCAGCAAAAAGAAGATGAGTATAGAACTGCTTTATCCAGCAATCTTGAAAGTTCAGAAAAACAAATTGAAGAGCGTCTTTCTGTAGCAAGAGATTCTTATAAAAGAGCAGTAGACTCTGGTGATTCAGAGCTTATTCTTAAAGCTCAAGAATATTTAAACTCTGCACAATTAGATGCAAGCCGTCTTGGAGATGCCAAAAAACAGTTTGAGCAGGCTGCTTCTGTAGAACAGCAGCAAGAGGCAGAAGCCCAACAGCCCCAGCAAGAAAGCTATATGGGCTATGATATGAAAGCATATCAATGGGCATCTCAAAATGATTGGTTTAATAGGGACCAGATTTTAACTTCAGCAGCCTTGGTTATTGACCAGCAGCTTAAAGAAGAAGGTTTTGACCCTAAAGATGATGAGTTTTATGAGGAAGTTGATAAGCGTTTAGCTGATGCCTTCCCACATAAGTTTGGTGGAGACACCGAAACCCCCGTACCGCAGGAAACGTCATCTCCTGCTCAAGTGGTGGCTGGAGCCTCGCTAGCTCCAAAAGCCTCATCTGGTAAGAAAGTCAAACTGACGCAAGAAGATGTTAGACTAGCACAAAAATGGGGAATATCACTTGAACAGTATGCACAAGAAAAGCTTAAGATTGAACAAGCTGGTGATAGCGCATACACTACTATATAGCAAGCGAAAGGAAAACACATATGGCACGGACTACTACACGTAATACACAGACTCGTGAACTGGATACAAGAGAAGAAGAATATACATATACTGAACCTAACCTTTTAGATATTCCTGAATCTGTTACAGATAGATTTGCAGGACAGGGAATGAAACTTCGTTGGTTGCGTACAACTATAAAAGGTGCGGATGATTATGCTAACATTGGTAAACGTATTCAAGAAGGATATGAATTTGTTTCTCTTGATGAAGTACCCGAAATGGCTCACACTGCAATGGTGAAAGAAGAGGGTCGTTATAAGGGTACTGTCTGTCGTGGTGACTTGGCTTTGGCAAAAATCCCAGTCAAACGTGCTGAAGCACGACAAAGACATTATGAACAGGCTTCAGACCACATGATTGATGCGGTTAATTCACAACTTGAAAACATGAGTGACCGTAGAATGCCTATTCAAAATCAAAGTAAATCAAACGTAACCAAGGGACGTAATCCTAGTTTCGACTAATTTATCTGCCTTGGTTGCACAATCTTGAAGGAGATAAAAAATGACTGCAACTTTTGCACCTAATGGTTTGACTCCTTCCCGTATTCGTGGTGCTTCTCCGAATAGCAATGGTACTAATGAGTATTCTATTGCTTCAGGTGAAGCCACAACTATGTACACAGGACAACCTGTTCGTGTGTCTGCTGGTAAGCTTCAAGCAATTATTTCAGTTGGACAAGCTACCACTGGTGTATTCCAAGGCTGCCGCTATGTAGAAGACGGGGAACAAAAGTTTAAATCATATTGGCCTGGTGGCACTTCTGCCACTGACGCCGTAGGATTTGTTACTGACAATCCTGCACAAATTTATGTTATTCAATCAGATGCCTCAGTAACTGCAGGCACTATTGGTAGCACATTGGCATTTAAAGATTCATTGACATCTGGTTCAACTTTTACTGGTAAGTCAGGTGCTAGTGCTGATGGAAGTACAACCAATACCACTGGACAAGACCTAAAAGTTATTGGTATTGTTGATGAACCAGGTAATGTGCTTGGTGATGCATTTACTAAAATTGAAGTAATGCTGAACTTGCACGAAGATAACTTCCGTAATGTATTTGTTACGGCTCCAGTGACTACAACTAACTAAGGGAGATAATTAATAATGGCTATTAATAGAGCAAGTATTGCAAAAGAGCTTCTCCCTGGTCTCAATGCCGTCTTTGGTATGGAGTATGGAGAAGTTGATAATGAACATGCACCTCTGTTTGACACAGAAAATTCAGACCGTGCATTTGAGGAAGAGGTTCTCTTCACTGGCTTTGGCACTGCACCTGTAAAAGGTGAAGGTGCTGCTGTATCGTATGACGATGCCCAAGAAAGCTTTACATCTCGTTACACACACGAGACTATCGCTCTTGGCTTTGCTGTTACAGAAGAAGCTATGGAAGATAATCTGTATGATACGTTTGCTAAACTACGTGCAAGAGGTCTTGCCCGTGCTATGGCAAACACTAAACAAGTTAAAGCTGCTGATGTATTTAACAATGGCTTTAATTCATCATTTGCTGGTGGTGACGGTCAGCCGTTCTTTTCAGCATCTCATCCGACTGTTGGTGATGGAAACCAAAGTAATGCATTGACAGGTGCTGACCTCTCAGAGTCTTCACTTGAAACTGCTTTGATTACTGTTTCTAAACAAAAAGATGACCGTGGCATCCTGACGGGCGCACAGGCAGTTAGCCTGCACATTCCGACTGATTCAGTGTTTATTGCTGACCAGATTCTGAATAGCACCATGTCAACAACGATTGCTTCTGGTAGTGATGGCAACGGTGTAACAAATGTAAACGACATTAACTCAATCCGTAATCAAGGGCTTCTGCCTCGTGGTTACTTTGTTAATCGCCGCTTTACTGACACTAACGCCTTCTTCGTAAAAACTGATTGCCCGAACGGTGCGAAAATGTTCGTCCGTGCGCCGCTTCAGACGAAGATGGAGCCAGATTTTGACACAGGAAACCTTCGCTTTAAGGCTCGTGAGCGTTATAGCTTCGGTTTCTCTGACTGGCGTAGCTACTACGGTAACGCAGGCTCTTAAGTCTTTTATCCGTAGTTAACTTTTAAAGGGCGTGGGAGTTGTATCCTACGCCCTTTTTTAGTATAATATAGCTACTAACATTTTTATAGGAGCAATCAATGACTAATATTAGAAGCGCATTTGTTTCTGGGACTGGTACTTTTGTAGATTCTCTTACTAGTGTAACTGTTGCAGATACCCGTGTACGTGGTGTTAATTGTGTAGGAACAGGCATTGTAGTTATTACTGGTACATCTACTGACCCTTTTGGTAATACAATTGGCGGTCGAATTAAGTTTCAAGTAAACGGAAGTAATTATCAAAAACTAACAGATAATGGTGTACGTATGGCAGGAAATGTAATTGTTTCTGCGGCGTCTACTATTTCAACAACTATTTATTATGGCTGATTACACATACCTTGTCAATGATATTATTCAGGCCACTGAAAACGATGGTGCTGAATTTATTAATTATATACCAAAGATAGTTAATCGTGCAGAAGAACGGCTAACTAAATCTTTAGATGATGCAGGCCTTGTACAAACAACAACAGTTAGTCTTGTGTCTGCAACAAACACCTTTACACTTCCTACGGGAACTCGTGTAATTAAAAATATTTTTATTGAAGATAGTGGAACTAAGATAAATCTTTTACCTAGAACTGATGAGTTTATAAATGATTACTGGCCTGTCAGTGCCAGCACAGGAACTCCTAAATATTATGCAAGACAAACCAATACTAAAATTTTGTTTGCTCCTACTGCAAGTACCACTTATACTGGCAACATTGTATATACAGCTAGACCTGTAACTTTAACAAGCGTAAATAATACAAATTATTTTACAGACTTTTGCTATGATGCTCTTTACTATGCATCAATGGTTGAAGCATTAAACTTTATGAAAAACTATTCAGTAACACAAGTGTATGAACAACAATATGCAAATGCTGTAGAAGCACTTAGAAATCAAGCAAGACGCACTCGCCGTGATGATATGCAAGCTCCTGCATCACCAGCTGGCGGTGATAACACATTAACAGGAGGAAACTAAAATGGATGAGTTCCAAAGAACAGCAACACGGGCTGATGTAGACAAAAGACGTAAAAGAAAAGCTCAACAAAGAGCAACAAATAGAGCAGCTAAAAAAGCAGCTACAGGCGCAGCACAGCGACAACTAGCATCTACGGCTGGTTCTAGGGCTTTGGGAGTTGCTGGACTTCCTGCAACAATTCTTGGCTTTCTAGGACTAAAAGGAGTTGAGTCTGTAAAAGACGCAAACGCAGCTAGAAAAAGATTTGATGAAGCATCAAATAGAATGGCTAAAGCTGCTAAAGATAAAGATATTAAAGTTCCAGGAAATCAAAGCCCAACTGATATTATGCGTAAAATAGGAAAAGGTAGAGAGGTTCTTCAACCTGCTAAAGCTGCATTGAAAAAACATAAAGTTAAATCAGGAGATACTCTTTCTGAAATTGCAAAAGCAAATAATACAACTGTTTCAATGCTTAAAAGATTAAATCCAAATATTAAAAATGTTGATAAAATTCGTGTGGGTCAAACAATTGTTGTTGACGAAGGAACAGCACGAACTCCTTACAAAGGCATGACAGCAAAAGAAATGAGAACAGGAAATGTTCAACGCAAACCAAAAAGTCGCCCCCTTAAGAGAGGCGGTAAAGCAGGCCGTGGTCGTGGTATGGGCGTAGCTCTCCGTGGCGGTGGTGCAGTATCTAAACGATAGGAGAAAGATATGGCTAAATTTCCAGACTTAAATAAAGATGGTAAAGTAACACAGGCTGATGTACTTATGGGGCGTGGTGTAAAACTTGCTAAAGGTGGTCGCATGGTTTATAGAGAAGGGGGCGACCAAATTGGAGGCAACCCTACTCAAGGAACTAAATCTCAAGGACAAAGAGCTTATGAAGAACAAATAAAAAATAAAAATAAATTTTTAAAAGAACTTGAAGAAGAAATGAATAAGGATAAGGAGAATATGTAAAATGAGTTTACTATTAGGAATAGGCGAAAAACTATATGACGATTTTAAAGGTAAAAAAAAGAAACGTCAGCAAAAAGCATATCAAAAAGGATTTGCTGCAGGACAAGAAAGTGTAGGTGGTGGTTTAGGTATGAAACAACTGAACACTGGTGGTCAGATAGGTGACTTTGGTAAAGGTGTTTCTATTAAAGGCAGCACTATAAACTATGTCGATTAAACGTAAAAAGAAATCTAAAAGCAGAGTAAACGAGGCTGGTAATTATACAAAGCCAGCTATGCGTAAGCGTTTATTTAATCGTATTAAGGCTGGTTCCAAGGGGGGCCGCCCTGGTCAGTGGTCAGCAAGAAAAGCTCAAATGCTGGCTGCTGCTTATAAAAAAGCAGGTGGAGGTTACAAATCATAAGGATGTGTTATGGCATTAAAGAAATCACAAAAATCCCTCAAGGCTTGGACAAAACAAAAGTGGAGAACCAAGAGTGGTAAAAAGTCTAGCAAGACGGGGGAACGGTATTTACCAGAAGCGGCTATTAAGGCACTCACACCCGCAGAATATGCGGCGACTACGAGAGCAAAAAGAAAAGGAACTAAACAAGGAAAGCAGTTTGTTAAGCAGCCTAAAGCTATAGCAAAGAAAACTGCAAAGTATAGAAAAGGAGTTGGTGGAAGTGGCACTAACAGACGCAGAAAAAAATCGACTAAAAAAAGTAGGTCTAAGCGGTCTTAATAAACCAAAGCGTACTCCTAACCATCCTACAAAAAAGGCAGTGGTTGCGGTACGTGATGGTGATAGAATTAAGATTATTCGTTTTGGAGCGCAGGGCATGGGACATAACTATAGTCCTGAAGCTCGTAAAAACTTTAAGGCTCGACACGGTAAGAATATTAAGAAGGGTAAGACATCTGCAGCTTATTGGGCAAATAAAGTATTTTGGGCAGGAAAGAGTGGCAGTAAAAAACGTCCCCCTAAAAGCCAGAAACAAACCTTTGGACTTAAACGAAAACGAACATAATGGCAATTACAAGAGGCAGTGTTGGCAAACAAGTGAGCCGTCCCCCACAGAAAAAAAGGAGGTGGTCTACTAAATATAAAAAGTCAATTGACTGTAAAAATCCAAGAGGTTTCAGTCAAAAGGCTCACTGTCGTGCCAAAAAGAAAAAAGCCCGAAGAAGATAATGACTTTTAAAAATAAAGAAAAGTATTATTGGTTTAAACCTGGAAATAGAAAAATGCATAAAGTATATGACACTATTAGTTCTACCATAACTCATCAAAAAAATATTATAGGAAATACTTATGTTAAAAAAACTTGTGGCAAAGAAAACTGTAACTGCAAGTGTAACGACAGAAATAAAGAAAAGGATAATTCGTAATGGCAACATCAGGAACATATAGTTTTTCTATGGACATAGATGAAGTTATCCAAGAAGCAATGGAAATGATTGGCGGTGAAGCTACTCTTGGTGAAGAGCCTCGCTCTGCACGCCGTTCTATAAATCTACTTCTACAAGATTGGCAAAACCGTGGTATTCAATTATGGACAATTGGAACAACTACCGTTACGGTTACAACTAGCACTACTGCCTATACTTTAGCTGACCACAACATTGATGTTTTAGAAGCAGTAATAAATATTACAGATGGAGATGGCAATACTGACCTTCAACTAAATAGGATTACAATGGAAGAGTATCTTAAAATTCCACGTAAAACTCAAACAGGTCGCTCTTCTCAATATGCTGTTAGACGTGACAGAGATAATATTGTTATTAGTCTTTGGCCTCTTCCTGATAATAGCACCAATAAACTAAAGCTTGAAACTGTAAAATATATACAAGATGTAACACGCTCTAGTCAAAATGCAGACGTATCTAGAAGATTTCTTCCTTGTTTAACTGCGGGTACAGCCTATTTTATGTCAATGAAAAGACCAGGTGTAGATGCAGGACGCATTGGAATGCTTAAACAAGAATATGAGGAAAGGTTAGTACGGGCGCAAGAAGAAGACAAGGAACGAGCAAGCATGTTAATTAGGCCACGACTAAAATATTAAAATGACTAAAGCTGTAGGAATATGTGATATATGTGGTTTTAAATATAAATTATCTGAACTACAAAAAAATAGTTATGGTATGATGGTATGCCCCACTGATTTTGAAGGGAAGTATGATTTAAAAAGCCACCCCCAAAATAAAATAGCAAGAGTAACTGATGATGTAAATGTTGATGACCCTAGACCACCTGTTGATTTAGTATCTGCAGTTCCTGTATCAGCATGGCTACCGAGTTTATAATATGGCAAGAGGTAAATATAATAAGATAGTCTGCGATGTTTGTGGCTTTGCATATCCACGAACAGTAATGAAAAAAAATAGTTATGGGGTTTGGGTTTGCCCTACTGATAACGATAGGGGATATGATTTAGTTAATCACCCACAAAATAAAATTATATCTACTATAGACAGAAGCATGTTTATAAAAGATGTGCGCCCAGAAAACAATCTTGATAGAAATCTTAATTGGGAAGCAGCAGTCTTTAATAACTGGGAAGACATTAATAAAAACTGGAATATAATTTAATGAGTGATTTTACAGGAAAAAAGATTGCAAATACTTATAAAGATTTGCTCAAAATTAATACCAGTGTAGATAATGCAGGTATTGATGGAACGCTACGCCGTGTTCAAGATGGTAGTGGTAAGAACTCTGCAATCTCTCTTTCACAAAATGAAGCAAGAATAGATGGCAACTTAACTGTTACTGGAAATGTTTCTGCAGCAGGGTTTTTTATAAATGGTCTTGATGTTTCTGTATTGAATGCTACAGAGGTATCTACAACACGACTTGCAGCTACTAGTATTACAACTGATAAGCTTGATGCTACAACACTTGTATTTCAAGATGTAAGTGTTAGTAGTTTACGTACTGGTGATTTTAAAGCATTAACTGTTAGTGCTGGCACGATAAGTGCAACAACAATAGATGCTACAAATATACTGGTTGCTGGTGAGCCTGCTGCTACATCTTCTACAGTTGCTGCTTTATCTGCTACATTAGAGACTCGAATTGCAGGAGTGTCAAGTACCTTTGCTGCTACCTCTGCTGCACTTGAAACACGTATTAATGCAGTTTCAGTTCTTGCAGAAACAAAGGCAAGTGCAGCTACATCTGCTAATCTTGAAACTAGGATTGCAGGAGTGTCTTCTACTTTTGCAACCACTTCTGCAACTCTTGAAACAAGAATTAATGCAGTATCGGTTCTTACAAACACTAATCTAGATGCTATAGCTTCAGTCAATACTATTGCGGTAGCTGCTGCCAGTGCAGCCACATCTGCCAATCTTGAAACTAGAATCAACGCAGTATCGGTTCTTGCAGAAACTAAAGCAAGTGCTACAACATCTGCCAATCTTGAAACTAGAATCAACGCAGTATCGGTTCTTGCAGAAACTAAAGCAAGTGCTACAACATCTGCTAACCTTGAAACACGTATTAACGCAGTATCAGTATTAGCAGAAACTAAAGCAAGTGCCGCAACATCTGCTAATCTTGAAACCAGGATTGCAGGGGTATCAAGTACCTTTGCAACTACTTCTGCAACTCTTGAAACAAGAATAAATGCAGTATCAGTCTTGGCAGAAACTAAAGCAAGTGCTACAACATCTGCTAACCTTGAAACACGTATAGCTGCGGTATCTGTTCTTACTAAAACAAACTTAGATGCTGTTGCCTCAGTGAACACAATTGCGGTGGCTGCTGCAAGCGCAGCTACATCTGCTAACCTTGAAACTAGGATTGCAGGAGTATCAAGTACCTTTGCTACTACTTCTGCAACATTAGAAACTAGAATTGCTACAGTGTCTAGCACATTTGCTGCAACTTCTGCAGCACTAGCAACAAGTATTAGTAATGCCAATGCTGCTGCTGTGGCATTTGCTATTGCATTGGGATAATTTATGGAGTATAATACGATATGGCTAATGCGTTCAAATTAAAAACAGACACTGGAGTAGGCACTGGTGCTGCTACCATTTATACTTGTCCTGCTTCTACAGAGACAACTATTATTGGTTTGGCAATTGCAAACATAGTTGCATCTCAAATAGCAGTAGATGTTCAAATAGAAAACAATGATGGAGATAATATTTACGTAGTTAAGGCTGCTCCTGTTCCTGCAGGAAGCTCACTAGTTGTAGTGGGTGGCGACCAGAAGGTTGTTCTGGAAGCATCAGATGTTCTTAAGGTAACAAGTGATACTGCAAGCTCTGCAGATGTTTCACTTAGTATTTTGGAGATTACATAATGCCAATTAGTCGAATAGATAATGAGGGACTCACAGGACCGATTGGTGGACGGCGCAACATTGTCATTAATGGTGCAATGCAGGTGGCGCAGCGTGGAACGTCCGAAACATCTTCGGCTAGTTCGTTACGTCTTGTAGATAGATTTAGGTCAACTAATTCAGGGGGGCAAAGTCTTACATATTCACAAGAAAGCGATGCGCCTGATGGTTTTGCTAATAGCTTAAAAATAAAAGTGGCAAGTACATTTAGTACAGGCGCAACTGACCAATTGGGAATTGGGCAGCTTTTTGAAGGACAAGATGTACAACATTTGAAAAAAGGAACTTCTGGTGCGCTTCCTGTAACGCTATCTTTTTATATTAAATCAAACCTAACAGGAAATGTAGTTGTTGAACTTTTAGATAGAGACAGTGCTTTTCGACATATAGAGGCGTTAGTAAATATATCGTCTGCAAATACTTGGGAATATAAAACAGTTACCTTTGCGGGTGATACATCAGGCGTACTTGATAATGATAACAATGCCAGCTTTGATTTTCATATTTACTTTGGCGCAGGCTCGAACTATACATCTGGCACATTAGCAACATCTTGGGCAACTTTCTCTGATGCAAATCGTCTTGTTGGTCTTGACTTGGGCGGCAATAACTTTGGTTCGTCGACAGATAACTTTATTTCGATAACGGGTGTTCAACTCGAAGTCGGCTCAGTAGCCACTGAGTTTGAGCATCGCAGTTTTGGTGAAGAGTTGGCTTTGTGTCAGAGGTATTATCAAAGCATTGACACAAATAGCAGAACTCAAACTATTGGGTTTGGTCATAGACAAACTACAAATACTGTAAGATTTAGTATCCCAACGCCAGTTGCTTTAAGGGCGGCCCCATCTATTACTATTTCTGGAACTGTAAACTGTCAGGAAAGCGATGGAACTGCCACAGCGACAACTAGCATTTCAGGATTATATAACTCAAATGGTTATGTTGTTGCTACAGGCACAGCATCTGGTGTTGTTAATGGGTCAATAACTATGCAAGGACATAGTGGCACAGTTCAAATAGATGCGGAGTTGTAGAATGGATAATATGAATATTACTTCAGCTAAATATCTTGCAGATGACACAGGCAACATAGCAATTATTGCCACGATTAATGGCGTTGAGTGGGGACTTCCGTTGAGTGCTGGCAATCGCCACTACGCTGAAATCATGCGCCAAGTAGAAGCTGGCACACTTACAATACAGGATGCAGACTAATGGCATATATTGGACATAGCGCAAGCGGTAACTTTACCACGAAACCATCTAAAGATACCTTTAGTGGTGATGGGTCTACTACTGCCTTTACTTTGTCAGAAGGGGCAACAACAAATACTGTAGATGTTTTTGTAGAGAACGTAAGGCAAGAGCCTACAACTGCTTATACTGTAGATGGAACTACACTTACATTTACTGCTGCTCCTGGTTCTGGGACAAACAATATTTATGTAGTAAATCGTGGGCCGCTACAGTTAAGTGCTACACATCCTGCGGCACAGGCTCTTGAGGCATCAACAGGAACCTTTACTGGCGACCTTACTGTTGACACCAGCACTCTGAAGGTTGACAGCACGAATAATCGGGTCGGAGTTGGCATTACCTCTCCCGAAGCCCTAACACACATAGCTGGCGCAACAGCAGATGCAGATGGTGCGCTTGGGTCGCAATCTCCCCAATTAATTATTGAGGGTGGAAACAACAATAATCCATTTGAAATTGGTATGGATAATTCTGGAGCAACAGCGGTTGGGTTTTTGCAATCAAGAAACAAGCTGTCGGGTGTACAGTTTTTATCGCTCAACCCGAAGGGCGGTAATGTCGGCATCGGGACTGCCACACCAACACAAAAACTAGAAGTAGCAGGAGCAGGTGCAAGAATATATCTTACTGGTGCAAATGAAGATATCGACATGGATGCCACTTCCAATGGGCAACTGCAACTTGATGGCGTTGGCTACGCTGGTGCAATAGCCCTAAATGATGTTGGGATGCAAATTTACCATAATTCAAGTGGTCGTGCGCTAATATTTGGCACAAACGAAACGGAGCGTATGCGTATCTCAAGCAGTGGCAATTTGCTGGTGGGGGGCACGACTTATACTGGTGCAGGTCTTTCTTTGGCTAAACCTGACGGCAGTGGTAGTTTTAGTATTTTTTCTGGGGCTGGCACTGGCTTTCATTGGAGGTTTGGAAATGTCACAAACGGAGTAGTGGGGTCTATTTTATCATCAACAACATCAACAACCTTTAGCACATCATCCGACTATCGCCTGAAAGAAAATGTCGCAGACATCACAGATGGCATTGAGCGTGTTAAACAGCTTAACCCGTCACGTTTTAATTTCATCGCTGACCCAGACACAACGGTTGATGGTTTTCTTGCACACGAAGTTTCTGACATTGTGCCTGAAGCAATCACAGGCGAAAAAGATGCAATGCGTGATGAAGAATATGAAGTCACGCCAGCAGTGCTTGATGATGACGGTAATGTAGTTACTGAAGCTGTAATGGGAACACGCTCTGTTCCTGACTATCAAGGCATTGACCAAGCGAAGTTGGTTCCATTGCTGACTGCCGCACTGCAAGAGGCCATCGCAAAAATCGAAACACTCGAAACACAGAACGCCGACTTTGAAAAACGCTTGACCGCATTGGAGGCCGAATAATGGCATATATAGGTAAACAACCAGGAACAGGAGTACGTAATAGGTTTTTGTATACAGCCACGGCTGGACAAACAACCTTTACTACATCTGATTCTAATTTAGCTCTGTCATATTCAGATGCTCTGTATATGGATGTTTACCTTAATGGTGTACTGCTTGACCCTGCAAATGACTATACGGCTACATCAGGTACGTCTGTTGTGTTAGGGTCTGGGGCAACTGCTGGAGATGTTCTTGAAATAGTTGTCTATGATGTATTTTCTGTATTCAATAATACAATAGACGGTAACTTTGATGTGGGCGGCAACCTGACTGTTGACACAAATACCCTACATGTTGACAGCACCAACAATCGAGTTGGGGTAGGAACTACTTCACCAGAAAATCCTATTGAGATAGAAACAACTAATAAACTTGGCGGCACGTTTACAGGCACAACAGATGGTGAAGGTTTACGAGTTACACAAACAAACTATACCTCTGGAAATTATATAAGCCTTGTAGAGGCTCCCTTTGATGATAGCCAAACTGCCGCTAATGTTCGGATTGGTGCTATGTTTGACGGTGGTGGCTCACATTTAGCTTTTGGGACATCTAATAGTTATGGCTCTGGTATTACAAATACTGCAATGTTTATTGACCAAGTAGGCAATGTTGGGGTGGGTAATACAGCACCAGATACCACTTTAGATGTTTCTGGTAGTGGTGTTCCTTTTGAAGTTGATAGCACCAACAGCAATACTTACAAAGTACAGTTTAAAAATAACGGCACTGTTACATCATATTTTGGCACAGCCGCAGACAGTTTTTTCTTTGCTAATTCATCTGCGACACAGCTTGCACGAATTGACAGCGATGGTATAAAGTTTGGTGCGGATTCTGCCGCCGCTAATGCGCTGGATGATTATGAGGAAGGTACTTGGACACCGACATATAGTGGCAGCACCACAAATCCGACTGTCTCTTACACAGAGCAACACGGAGAGTATGTAAAAATTGGTAGACAGGTTATTGCTAGATTTGAATTAAAAACAAGTTCTTTTTCTGGTGGCAGTGGGACTGTTACAGTTGGGGGTTTACCATTTACAACTACATCTAATGATGGAGCTAGGTCTGGTAATTTAATTGTTGGATATAGTCAAGGCTTTGCTTCTGCTACTCATGCGCCTCAAACAGGATATGCAAGTCAGAGTAGTACTTCAATTATATTGGGGCATAGAGCTAGTGATACAGGAGCAAACGCTGAATTATCAGGAACATTTACTATGAGCAATTGGAGTTCAAGCGGAAATAACTTTTTGATGGCAACTTTAATATACACAGCAGCATAATCCGTCTGGAAGTCGGGTCGGACAGTCCAACCATAGGAGATAAAAATGGCACTAACTAAAGAATTTGAATATGACTGCGAAGTCAGGGGCGAACACAAAAACGTCCAAGTTCGCAAAGCAACAATCGTAAAAGATGATGGTGTGGAAATTAGCCGCAGTTACCATCGGCACGTTCTGCACTGCCGCACGAAGTCTGGTGACACTTGGGGTGACACTGACATTTCTAGTGAGGATGCAACTGTTCAGGCCGTGTGCAATGCAGTGTGGACTGATGAAGTTAAGACCGCCTACGAAACATTTATGGACAGTCAGACAGGGCCAGAATAATGACTAGCAACGCAAGAGAACTGGCACAGATACCCAGCACTCCGTCAGGGCGGCGCAACCTGATTATTAATGGTGCGATGAACGTCTGTCAAAGGGCAACCTCAAAATCTGGTTTGGGTGCAAACACTGACAGCGGCTATCATGTTCAGGACAGATTTGATTTGGTTTTAGCTGGTAGCACTGCTGGTCGTTTTACAATGTCACAAGATACCGATGCGCCGTCTGGGTTTGGTGCGGCGATGAAGTTTGATTGTACGACTGCTGATACTTCTATTGCGGCAGATGAATTTTTTGCCATTCTTTATCAGTTTGAAGGTCAGGATTTACAACAGTTAGCTAAAGGAACATCCGATGCAAAAGAGGTTACTGTTTCTTTTTATGCGAAAGCTAACGCATCTAAAACATATGTTGTTGAGTTAAAAGATTATGACAACACTAGAACTGTATCCAAAACTTTTACAGTAGGTACAAGCTATAGTCGCATTGAACTTACATTTCCTGCCGACACAACAGGCGCACTTGATAATGACACTGCCAGAAGTTTTTCACTAAATATTTACTTGCATGTTGGAAGCACCTACACAAGCGGCACACTTCAAACAACTTGGGGCAGTCAGGTAACAGCTAATCGTGCCGTGGGTTGTGAGAGTTTCTTTAGCAGTACAGACAATACGTTTTTCATTACTGGTTTGCAGATGGAGATTGGCTCCGTAGCCACTGAGTTTGAGCATCGCAGTTTTAGTGAAGAGTTGGCTTTGTGTCAGAGGTATTACTATGCGGCAGAAACTGATGCTAGTGCTGTCCCGTTAATGGGTTATGGCTTTGCGTACAGCACAACAGTAGCCGATTTTAACTTTTTATTGCCTGTTACAATGAGGGCGGCACCTTCTATAACAGCCCTTAGAATAAGGATAAGTTTAGGTAGCGGAACTGCGTATGATGCAACTCTTGACTACTCTGCAGGTTATCAATCGGGCCAAAGCACGAACGTAAGATTCGGTTTTAGTGCTACTGGTTTAACAGCATACAGGCCTTATTTTATAAGAAATAGAGTGGGAACAGGACAGTCCTATATTAGATTTGATGCGGAGTTATAATTATGGAAAATAATATTCAATTTTCATCGGCAAGGTATGTTGCGATTGATGGCAATAACGAGTCAATAAAAGTTGTTGTTAACGGAACAACTATTTTTGTCCCACTCGACCCAGCCAACCGTCACTACGCCGAAATCCTACGTCAAGTAGAAGCTGGTACGCTAACAATACAGGATGCAGATTAATTAAAATGAGAGAGAGAAATGGAACCTATATCAACTACACTGGCAGGCATAGCCCTAGTCCAGAAATCTGTAGAGTTTATTAAGTCTAATATTAACACGGCTAATGATATCAAGGATATTATAGGTGCTGTTGATGGCATGTTTGCTGGTGAACAACAGATACAGCAAAAAAGATTTGGCAGTAAGTCTATTATAGGGCAAACAAAAGATGTTGCGTCTTCTGTTATTGATGCTAAACTAGCTCAAGAACAAATGTACGAAATGAAAAAACTAATTAACTATAGGTTTGGGCATGGCACATGGGAGCAGATAGTAGCAGAAAGAGCAAGGCGTATACGAGAAGAAAAGGAAGCTATAGCTGAACAGAAACGCATAGCAAGAAGAAAACAAAAAGAGTTTGAAGAGATGTTGTTTGTTGGAGGCTCAATTTTTGTCGGTGTAATTATATTTTTTGGCGTTGCTTTTGGAATATTTACAATAGGTTAATAGTTGTTTATTTCATGGTTATAGGTTAAAATATAGGTTATGGAAGAAATAGATAAAACTATTGTCGATTTAGGCGCACTTGGCGTTACACTAGGGGCTTTCTTTGAGATGCTTCCTAGCATAACTGCCTTTTTATCTTTAGTTTGGGTATGTATTCGTATTTATGAAACAGATACAGTAAAAAAATTATTAGGAAAAAACTAACATGTCATCAACATACACAGGAAGCCTTGGGCTAGAAAAACAAGCAGACGGTGAAAATGCTAACACATGGGGGCTAAGATTAAATCAGAGTGTTATTGATTTGGTTGACGAAGCTGTTGCTGGATATGCCTCTGTAGCCTTAACATCAGGAACACAAACTGACCTTACAGTTTCGGACGGTTCAAGTGATGTAGGAAGACATGCATCCTTAGAATTTACAGGAGATATAGCTGCAACTGTTACGGTTACTATTCCTGCACAACAAAAAACATATTCTGTTATTAATTCAGTTACAAATGGTGGGGATATTTTAATAAGAAATACAGGTGCAGCAGCCAATACAGGTCAAACTATTAAATCTGGTGAAGCAACTCTTATTACTACAAATGGAACCTTAGTTAAAAAAGTAGGTGGCGAAGAGTTTGATTCTGGAACTCGAATGGCCTTTGCTCAAAATGCTGCACCTACAGGATGGACTGTTGAAACTTGTGCAACATATGATGGGGCAGCCTTGCGAATTGTAAATGCTGCAACAAGCGGCGCACAGGTAGGCGGGACAAATGAATTTACCAGTGTATTTAATTCAGGTATTACTGTTACTGTTGCTGATGGTGCTACAAATGCAGCAACGCTAACTGGCAGTACATCTGCAATAGCTCTAACTACTGCTCAAATGCCTGCACACAGACACTTTATAGCTGCTAATATAACCAATAACAGTTCAACCTTGTTATCATCATCTAATCAGGCAAAGGTTGGAGGCCACACAGAGCTACCGTCTAACAACAATGAAGACTATCATTTGGGCGGTGTAACTAATGATGCAACCATAGGCCGCACTTCTCAACAGGGTAGTGGTTCAGGCCACAGTCACAGTCTTGTAGGAAAAGGCTCCCACCATCACACAGCAGTAAGTATTGCCGATAGTTCTTTTAACTTAGATGTTAAATATGTGAACTTTATTGTTTGTACAAAGGATTAATGAATGGAATTAAATGTTAAGAACGGATGTCCGTTACATAACTTTGAACCGTGTAAACAATTAGACTGCGCTTGGTTTACAAAGCTTGCAGGTAAAAATCCCCAAGGGGGTAAAGAAGTTGAAGAATGGGGTTGTGCAGTAACTATGATGCCCCTTCTTTTAGTTGCTCAAACAAACGCTGCTAGAGGAACTCAAGGGGCTGTTGAGTCATTTAGAAATAAAATGATTACACAGCAAGACGAGTTATTACAACTTGCAAAGCAAGGCGATATAGAAACAAAACTTATTGAATAGAAATGTCCTCAACAGATTCACAATTAGTACCATTAAATTTTTTACCAGGTTTTCACAGAGAGTCTACTGAATACTCTGAGGAAGGTAAATGGTTTGATGGTAATCGTATTCGTTTTCGTGAAGGTAAACCTGAAAATATTAGAGGATATGAACGCTTTACTGATGACGATATTAATGGTTTTGTTAGAGAAGCAATTACTTGGACAGACAATCAGTCAAGACCCTATATTAGTTTAGGAACAAACCGACAACTTTATATCTATCAAAATGAAACACAGTTTGATGCAACACCTATTGTTACAACTGTGTCAGTTAGTGGAAACTTTGAAACTTTTACAGATAGTAAGCTGGTTGAGGTAAGTCTTAACAATCACAATGTTAGTGTTACAGATAGAGTTTTGTTTCAGGGTGTAGGAACTCTTGGTGGAAATATAGGAATTAATGGAACTACTACTGTTGTTAGTGTTTCTGACCTAAATCATTTCTTTATTCAAACTTCTGTAACTGCTAATAGTGCAAGCGAAAATCAGGGAAGCACTGGCTCTATAAATATTCTTTTACAAACAGAAGAGTCTGATGCTATCCAAGGACTTGGCTATGGTGCAGGTGTTTATAATGCAGGAGTAACTGTGGCAGGAGAAAGGGCTTGGAACAGTCCTGCATCTGCTTCAGGTATTACTTTCCTACCTTCAATGTGGTCTCTTGATACATGGGGTGAAGACCTTTTAGCTCAACGCCGTGGTGGTCAAATATACTTTGCTGACATTGACGCATCTGTTGTGCCTACAAGAGCAACACTTGTAACTACTTCACCGACTGCTACCACTTTTGTTGTGTCTCCAAACGATAGGCACGTTATTTGTTATGGGGCTAGAGAGTTTGCAGTTACGGTTGGTGAGGGAACTAATCCAATGTTGGTTCGCTGGTCAGACCAGGAAGACTTTAATAACTGGACACCAAGTGCAACTACTACTTCAGGTGAGGTTGTTCTGGCTGAAGGCACTCGTATTATCGGTGCTATTCGTTCACGTAATGCAATTAATATTTGGACAGACAGATCCTTATATACACAAGCTTTTGTTGGACCGCCCTTTATATTTAACTTTACACAGGTGGGTTCTAACTGTGGTCTGATTGGACCACATGCAGCTGTTGATTATGATGGTGTGTCCTTTTGGATGGGGGACAATAATTTCTATGCCTTTGATGGTCGTGTACAAACATTGCCTTGCACTATTCGCCGCAAGCTATTTGATGATTTTAATAACACTAACAAAGAAAAAGTATATGCAGGTATCAACTCTGAATTTAAAGAAATAATCTGGCTCTATCCTTTGGCTAATAGTTCAGAGCCAAATGCCTATGTTATTTATAATGTAGAAGAAAGAACATGGGTATTTGGTAAGTTATTTGCAGACGGTATTGTTACAACATTTAATGACAGGGTTGTGTATCCTAATACACTAACTACAGGTAAAGTTTCTGCAACGGCAGACATGTATATTTATAATAATGAGCCAGAAGGAATTTACACAGGAGAAGGAACAGCACTAACTTCATTTGTTGAGTCTGGTTCTTTTGACTTACAAGAAGGTCAGGATGTAATGTTTGTAGACAGGATTATTCCTGACTATAAGTTTACACCTGGTGAAGAAATATCTATTACTCTACAACTAAAAGAATATCCTAGTAGTGAGGCTAAAGTAAAAGGACCATTTACAATTAGTCAGAACACTACAAAAGTAGACTTACGAGCAAGGGCAAGGCAGGCAACATTAAAAGTATCAGCGACAAATACAGGGTCGTGGCGTTGGGGTAAAGTAAGAATGTCAATGCAGCCAGATGGGAAAAGATAATGGCTACCTATCCGAAACTACCCTTATATATGTTGCCTAAAAGTATAGATGATTTATTTAGAGTATTGTCTACATATACTAATGAGCTTACACGGGAACTAGACTTAGAGGACCAGAAACAAATTAATGCTCCTGCAACCAAAGTATTTACTGTAGCAACAATTACATCTATTGGTAGGCCACGGGCAGGAGATGTAGCCTTTTCCACAAGTAGTGGTAAGTTTAGGGGCTATGTAACGACTGCTGCAGGGTGGTCTGATTTCAACTAGGTCTGGTATATTTACAACAAATATAGTATAATATAAAAAACTAACGAGGAACACTATGGCTTACGGACAAAACATGAAAGCACCAAACGCAGGCATCGCCTCACTTATGGCAATGCGAGGTCGTAGAGGAGACAACACACTAGTGCATGTCAATCCTATGGAGCTTAAGGCACTAAATGCAATGGCTCCAGGTGGGTTATCACAGAACCCTGCAACAGGATTGCCCGAAGCATTTAAACTAAAAGATATTCTTCCTGCTCTTGGTGCAGTAGCAGGTTCAGTTTTTCTTGGTCCGTTAATTGGAGCAGGTGCTTTAGCTGGTGGTCTAGGGACTGGTTTAGGTGCAGCAGCAGGTGCAGCAGCCGCAGGTTACAATAGAGAAGAAATTCTAGGAACTGGTTTAATGTCTGGTTTAACTGCAGGTCTTGTAGGTGGTGCAGGTACAGCAGGAAAAGAAGCAGCGCAAGAAGCTATAAAAGAAGGTGCTACACAGGGGGCAAAAACTTTAGCAGAGCAATCAGCACAACAGGGATTTAGAGAACAGCTTGCAACAAGGGTATTGCCTAAGTCAGCATTAGAGGGAATAACTAATGTAGGTGTTGATACACTGGGTAAAAGTGCATTTCAAAATGTAGCTGCTCAAAAAGCTGCGACTGCTGGATTAGAAGCTGCAGGAGGAACATTACTAAAACAGGCTGGTGCTGGTGGACTTTCTGCTTTAGCTACAAGTCCTGCATTTATGGAGTCTCCAAAACCTGTAACAGGAGCAAGACCAATTCAAAGTGTTAGAACAGAGCAACGTCCTACAGCATCTCGTGAAGAGATTGATAGATATATTAGACAGGGCGGTGTAATGCCTACCTTCTTTGAGCCAAATCCATATGTTGTTCAGGAAGGTATTTATAGAGAAGAAGGCGGCGCAGTACAAACACAAACTGCCGATGGGAATACTGTTAAGGGAGATTCCTACGTAATGGATGCTTTTGATGTAGCTGCTATAGGAAATGGAAATACTATGGCAGGAGCAGACATAATTATGAAAGCTCTAGGAAAAAGCAATGATGATTCCTTTTCAGGTTTAGTTGTAACAGATAATAGCGGCGTTGCAGATGATGTGTCTTTTAATGTTAAAGATGGGGGAGACATAACAAAAGCAATGATTAGCGGTGGTGAAGTTGTTTTAGCTCCAGACCAAGTTGAAAGAGCAGGTGGAGTAGAAAACATTGATAAGTTTAGAGAAGAATTAACACAGAGAGTATATAAGGGAGAGCCTTCTAAAGTAGATAGTAGATTTTTACAGAAACTAGCATAGGCAATGTCTAAAGAATATCATCAAGTACATCCGATGGATGTAAGTACTCACTGGAGTTTATTTGGTCATCTTATAGAAAAAGCAATGACCAAAACACAACAAACAGATTATACCATAGAAGGTGTACGTGATAGATTAATATTTAATCAGTGGCAACTGTTTGTAATATTGAAAGATGGAGAGCTTGAGTCTATTATTGTAACATGTATTATTCCATTTGACCTTTGTAATTATTTAAATCCTGTATTTATTGCTAGTAATACAAAGAAAGTAGATTTAAATTATATGCAAAAATGTTTAGAAGAAATTGCAGTTAAATTTAATTGTAGTAAAATAATGGGTGGCGGTAGAACAGGCTGGAAAAAAGTATTAAGTAAATTAGGATACAAAGATTTAAATCTTGTGGTAAAAGAACTATGATTAAAACACATGACTTTCAAGACCTAATGGGTGTTTCTATTGAGACAGAAGATAAGTGGCTCAATAAAAAACTTAATTCACACATTTGTTATGGTAAGGGCGGCGGCAGAAGCCAGCAGCAAGACGTGCCGCCTACACTTCAACCCTACATTGTTGAAATACTTGACCGTGCAAGTGATTTATATAGTTTAGATAAACAATATATACCATATGAAGGTGAAAGACTTGTAGGGTTTACTCCTGAAGAATTGGCTGCACAAGAAGCAATCAAAGGCCAAGTAGGGATGGGCATTCTTGGAGATGAAACTCTAGGTGCTGCCTCTACATATTATGACCCTGCACTAGACCTGCTTGGTTTATCAGGTCAGCTTAGTGAGCAAGCAGTATCTGAAATTACTGCAGAAGAAATCGCAGGCCGTATGTCTCCATTCCAACAGGCTGTTACAGACATTGCTAAACGTGAAGCAGCAAAGGAAGCAGATATTTATGACCAAAGATTAAAGGCACAGGCCGCAGGTACAGGTGGCTTTGGTGGCTCTAGACAAGCAATTCTTGAGGCACAGGCAGCTGCAGACCTTGGTGCAAGACTTTCTGACATTCAAACAAAAGGCTCTCAGGCCGCTTATCAAGATGCTGTACGTGCAGCCGAAGCTCAACGTGCAAGGCAGGCGGCAGGAGCGCAGGCGGCAGGTGGCCTATCGCAGCTATATGGTGGCTTGGGTCAACAGGCTCTGGGTCAGGCGTATCGTGAAGCAGGTTATCTGTCAGGTGTTGGTGAAGCCCAACGTGGCATGGAACAGCAAAGAGCAGACCTTGCCTATCAAGAGTTTATGAGACAGCAACAATTCCCTACTCAACAATTGCAGCAATTCTCTTCACTTGTTCAAGGGTTCCCGTTTAGCTTTGGTAATTACGGACAACAGGTTCCTTCACCATTCCAGCAAACAGTAGGTACTGGACTAGCTGCATATGGTCTAGGCCGTAATCTTGGTTTCTTTAGTGAAGGTGGGAACATTAAACCTCCAGTTACTGTAGAGGACGGAGAGGTAACTCGAAATGCTGCTATTGGTGCAGTAATAGGGCCAGCAATGACAGGATTAAGAGGATTAGCATCATTACCTGGTCGTGTGCCTAATCTTATAGATAAAGCATCTTCTCTTGGAGCAAGAGCTGTAAAACCCTTTTTTACGAAGCCTAAAACAACAAAAGCAGGAAAACCACTTAAAGACGGAAGTCGAGAATTTTCACTTGGAAGAGGGTTGACTTACGGAGCAGGTTTTGGGTTTTCTGCGCCTTATATTATTGATGCTTTATTTGGTGAAGAAGATAAAGAAGAACAGGACGATAAAAATCAAAAGACAGGAACAGGAACAGGAAAAGGAACAGCAGAAAAAGGAACAGGCAAAAAGGACACGATGCCTAGTTATCTTTCAGCCTACAATGATTCTATAAAACTTCTTAAACAAAGACAAGAGGACATTGCAGGACGTAGAGAAGAAGGCAAGGCAGCAATTGATGAAGCATTTAACCTACAGCTTATATCTTTGGGAACACTAATAGCTACAACACCAAAAGACAAACTGTATGAAAAACTTCCTAGTGAAATTACAAAGTTTACTAAGAAAAAAGACCTTGTTGAATTGCAAGATAAATATGACAAACAAGAACTAACAAACCTTCTGGCACAGGCTTCTATGGGCGAGTCACTGTCTAAGATAATATCTGAAGTTGGTGAGTCAGGTCTTCCTACTAGTCTTGGTACTGAAATTACAAGAATGATAAGCACACTTAATCCATTGGGGGTTGAAAGTGAGTCAGGTCAAAAAATGTACAATGCTGCTTTAGACGCTACTCAACAACTAAGTAAAGCAGAAGCAAAAAATAGTGCAATTAGAACACGAGTCATTCTAGATGCAATCTCTAAAATTGACCCAAGAAAGTCTGAAACCGTAGATGCCCTTGAAGGAGCAAGGGGGTTAAAATAAA